AAGAGAATATTTGACACAATTGGAAATAATTAATATTTTCAATTCGGATTTGGCTCTAAATTTACAAATTATATCTAATATTGTATATGAATTGTTCGTAAAACAAGTTATAACTATTGTTCAAAATGTATTTGTAAATAAATTTTATTCGTATTATAAAAATGGATTAAATTTTGGAAACGGAGTGATTATAAGATATCTAGATCATTCTTATACAAATCAAAATGAAACGGATGACAAACACATAGAACTGTTGATAAAATTAGATTCACCTTTATCAAATCAATATGATGTTAAAACTTTATGTTGGATTTCAAATGTCAGTATCGCGCCAATAGTTCAAAGTGTAATCTTAATTAACAAAACAGAACTCAAAACTTTCAACATATCCGGTCCTGATTTTTCAATACCAATGTTAAATTCAGAAAAACATTCGGTTAGAGACATTGCTTCTTTGAACAATAACGTTACAGATAGAGATTCTTCTTTAATTAATGCAACAAAAAAATTAAAAACATTAAATATAGATTACTCTGATTTCTCTAATTTCGTATTGTTTTCCTCTGCCGCAGTTAGAATAAAAATATTCAAAAATAAATTAGAATCAATAAATACACTCAATTCTAATATTAAAATTTCTTCAATATCCGCAAGTAATTCTACTAATTTAATAGTATCGTCATCATTTACAACACAAATTCAAAATTATGATAAAACGATAAATGAAATTTTCAATTCTTTCGATGGATTTGAATCTTATTTATATAATAATCAAAATTTGATAAGTGGAAGTTTAGATAACATAAATTCAAATTATTATAATTACATTTTAGATGCCGAAGAATTTGACACTCAAAATTCAGATAATTTAACAAATAATACACCAGAAAATATAAAAAATGATGAAAATAATTCTGATTATTTATTATTTCTGACAATGATTGGTCATCATTTTGACAATATATATTTATATATTAGATATTATCCAATTCTAAATAATTCAGAATCCAGTGATAGTCATGTTTCTGATTTTGTATATTACATGTTAAAAACATTTGGATGGAATACGTCCACCGATTTCGCAAATAAAAATCAAATTGATGTTTATCTTAATAATAAATTGTCTTATAAAGATAAAACGGAGACAATTTGGAAGAGAATATTAGATACTTTGCCTCAAATTTATAAGACAAAAGGAGCACAAGAATGTATCAATTTGATACTTGCGTGTCATGGTATTCCATTAAACATTTTAACTATACGTGAATTTGGAAATAATGATGTTTATAAGAATAAAAAAACAAGTTATCTATTTGATGCAAAATATTATTTTACAAAATATAATTCTTCAAATGAATTTGTTGAAATACCATATTCTAATTCAGCTAAAAGTTTAGAATTCACTTTTAAACTTGATAAAGATTATAATGTAAATGATATCGTTGATTTGGCATCAAAAGATAATTATTGGAAAATATATTTGCAAAAAACTAAACAAAATGATTATGGAAATATTTATTTCAAGTTATTAGATAAATCAATTCAAATTGAAAATGTTCCTGTATTTAACAAAGATAGATTTTATAATGTTTTATTGAGACGTAATAATACTTCGTCGTATTATGACACTAATATAGATGAAAATTATGTGCCTATAAAATATGATTTAATAGTAAAATCTCACGATGCGGACAGAGAAACTTTTTCAAAATCAGGAAGTATATTTTTAACACGCACATATAATGAAAGCTTTGTAGAAAATGGATCTTTATATTTTGGAAATTATTCAAATTCTTCAAATAAATTTACGGGGTTATTAGATAAAATAAATTTGATAAAAAATTCTATTAGCGATGAATATTTTGATGAATATTCTAAGAATTTTAATTTTTATGGAAATTCTGAATCTGAAAACTCTTTTGATAATTTAATTTTTAAATACAATTTTGATTATCCTGTTAATCTGGGACCGGTTTCTTCTTCTGGACAATTAATTGCAAGCACAAATAGTGCTAGTATTACGTTACCTTTGATACCTGGGGGGTCGTATTATTATCGAGCTGTTGCTACCTACTCCCAACCTTCCTTAACTGTAGCCACAACATTTTTACCTGATCCCAATTTTATAAAATTGTCTTACTATCCGATATATTACGGAAATTCATATCAACTTCAATATAGCGATGGTCCATTTGGACCAGAATGGATCAATTATGGAAATGCTATTACAAATCTAACTTCAATTAGTCCTGATTTTCCAGAAGGCAAGGTTGGAATAAGTGGAAGTGCGTATAATTTTTCATCTAATTCTGTTACGCAATCTAACTCATGTACTTATTATTCGCAGTCAATTTTTCCCTATCAATTTTTTGAGGTAAATATTGCTCAATCACTAACCGTGTCTAAATTTGGTCCTAATAAATTAAAAAATAATAAAATAAGAAAAATTGAACAGGAATTGACATCATTTCCGTCACCAGTTCAAAGTGTTGTAAAAAATATAAATCAAATGTCGCCTGATTCTAATATATTGGGTGTATATGTTTCTCCTTTTAAATCAAAAGACGACGATATTATTAATTTTTATGGGGATTTAGATTTAATGGATTACATTGGCGATCCTGGAAATATATTCGAATCAAAATATAAATCGTTGAATGACTTAAATGAAAATTATTATAAATTTGGAGGAGAACGAGTTTTATATCAAGAATTTTTAACTATATATAAAAATTATATTGATAATTCTATATTTGATACAATTAAGAACATAGTTCCAGCAAGAACTAAATTTATAAGTGGAATTTTAATAGAACCATCTTTGTTAGAAAGATCTAAAATTCCTACAAAGCCGATATATAAAGAAGAAATTGCATCTTTTAATGGAAGTGTAAATATTTATAATACTGCGACTACGGAGATTTTTCCTGTCGATAGTTATAACATCTTAGTAAATTCCTCGGAGAAAACTTCTTCTTATGTAAAATCTTATAACGTTAATAATGGTTATATATCATCAGACGGAAATGAATATTATTTCAATCAATATATTCAACAAGATGGATTATTTTATGACAATATTCATAAATCGTCATCTTTTTTGAGAAAAATAGAAGAAATTCAAGAACTATATGGAAATGAAAGTAAATCAAATCCTATTTCGATTAATTTATACAAAGTAATATCAGTTCCATCATCCTCTTATGTCAAACAAATAGGAGAACCATATATTCTTAATGCAAATAATAATTTATCTATAACAAATATATATCCATTCCAACATTTATCTTACAAAAATAAACCATTGGAAAAATTTCAAATTTACTTGAATACTTCTTCTTATGTTCCTATTTATTATGATAAAAATGACAAAGCATTGACTGTTTCAGATTCATCTATAGCATCGATAAATTTCAGTTTAGACCAAGTTTTTGTAAAATCAAGAAATACAACAATAACTAACATAATTAGTCCATATGAAATAACATCATCAGTCGATTCTATATCATATTCTCCAGTTTTAACTCAAAGTTTATCGTTAAGTCAAAGTATTTTCATTATATAAAATAATAAAAAACATAAATTTAAACTATTTATATACATATGGCATATCTAGATAACAAAACAATAATCGTCGATGCTACACTAACCAAAAAAGGTAGAGAGTTATTGGCACAAAACGGAAATTTGAATATAACTTCGTTTGCATTAGCAGATGACGAAATTGATTATAGTCTATACGATCCAAATCATCCACAAGGATCAAATTTTAATGATTTTGCTATAAGAAAAACGCCAATTTTAGAAGCTTTTTTTGATGAAACTCAAGTAATGAAATATAAATTGGTTACATTGAATCAAGGAATTACAACAATACCTGTTATATCATTAAATATGACTAATATAAATGTTCCTTCGACTTTCACAGGCGATTCTATAATTTCACCAAGCACTAATCCTTCATATAATACAACTTTGGGATATACTGCTATATTGGCAAATAGAAATGTAGGAACAATCGTTCCAACAATCAACGTAACTGCAAATACTGTGTCAAATACTGTTACATCTTTTACAGGTGTTGCAGTCGAGAGTTCCCAAGTAGTAATTGGTTTACAATTTAAATTTTTAGTAAATCCTGGAGTAGGAGAAACTACAACCACAACTTTAACAATTATTGGAAATGAAAGTGGTGGAAGTGTAACTATCCCTATAACAGTAACTGTTTAATTTTTATGATATTCAAACAATTTGAACCAACTGATAAAATTGGTGGAAAGATAAATAGAGTCTCATCACCATTGTGGCCAGGAGGCGATGTCAATGCACTCCAATCTTCATTTTACACCAATCCATATCAAACAGTATCAACCGGATCAAATATAAATGATTTGAAAAACGGATTATATTATACTGATGTATATTATGCGGGCGAACCCGCATTTTCACTTGCATTTGGAAATCAATATGGAAGCGGAAGTTCAATCACGGATACAAATACCGTTAAAGCATTTCCAAGTAAAGTAATATATTCTCAATTTAAAAATATATTATTAAATGTATCTGAAAAATCATTTACATTTGCTACATCTTCAGCAACAACTTATATAAGTTCGTCAAATGTTTATATAATTTCATTTACAACTAGTAAATTTAAAGATAGGTTGGATGAAGGACATATTCAATTTTCTCTCTCTGGATCTAACGGAATATTCAATTTTGTAGACGATTCTTCACCAGATACCATATTGGATAGTTATAATATCGTTAGCGGAAGTATTCAAAACGGAATATCAGTGACATATAAAATAAATGGTGCCACAGATTATCGTGGTTTAGGTAGAATTTATCCAAAAAATGGTATAATCGTATTGAATGCGGATAAGATATCACAATTAGTTGGAACAAACTTGACACCGTTGTTAGAAATAGGATCGAGCTATCAGTTAAACCACAATAAAATATTCAATTCTATCAAATTGTGTTCGGATAGTTATTTTCAAGTAAGAAAATCAGAATATTTGCCATCAAAATATTACTTTGTAAGAGTTAAAAACCAAGAATTTAATTATTCTAACAATCCAACATTTGTATTATCACCTACTACAGGAAAATTAAGATATCCAGAGTTTTATACTGATCCAAGAACTTATATAACTACAATTGGATTGTATAATGAAAATAATGATTTAGTTGCTGTAGCAAAAACTAGTCAGCCAATCCTCAAAAAATTTGATAATGAATGTTTGATAAAAGTAAGACTAGATTTCTAAAATGATTAAATCATTAAAGAGAAATGATATACGATACACACCATTTGTCGCCAATAAATCTTGGAATTCTCAAAATCAAAGATTTGAAGATTTAATAAGTTGGCAAAGTGGAAGTGAAAGTGGTTCGCTATTTTTAACTTTTTTTGATT